TCGCTTGTGCTTCGATGTCTGTTCCACCTGTGAAAGACAACGAAATATCACGACCGGTAATTACTGTGGTTGCCATGATTTCTCCTTATGCGGTTTGTGTGTAGTAGGTAGAAACTCGAACATCTGCGATAAGCAAAGTCGATGCTCCAACTTGCGATACTGTTGGTCTTTCGACCGAGCTGACAACATATCCGGTTGGGATAACTGCCAGAACACTCATGATTAACTGCTCGATGTTGTCGAGTGATGCAGGATTGCTGTTATATGCAACTGCAACCGATATTGTAAAATTGATCTTTGTGTGCAATGTAGATTTGTTAATTGTTTGCAATTCTAGGTAAGGACTATCTGGCACAACTACGACAGCTGGAGGGATTACTGTTTCAGGCACAAATGAATAAACATTGCCGGCAACACCGGCTAAAGCTGTGGCAAGTGGTGTGCGAACTGCTGAAAGAATTGTTGATGCTGGCACTATTGACACATGCTTTCAGGATCAATATAAGATCCCAATAATCCTACACATTTATTGAATAATGATCTGCCCATACGAAAAGGCGTTGCAGTAAAATCTACACCTTCAATTTGACCACCACCGGCTAATCTTGCTTGAAAGACTTCGACTGATACTGTGTAGATTGCGCTTTCGACTGCTGCGTTTCCGACATAAGTTGTTGCATTTGATAAGGTAGCAGTTCCGGATGGGATGACATTAGCTTCCAATACATCTGCATTTGTGATCGCTGCTGTAAAGGTAGTATCCTCAAGATCGCCAGCCAATACTGTGCGAGTTCCGTTATATGGGGCGAGGCATCCTGCAATGACGACTGATTGTCCTTCGGTAAATTCATGTGTTCCTAAAGTTGTAAATGTTGCAACATTGTCTGTCAAGGATGTTTTCTGCACAAAACTCTTATATTGTGCAAGCATCGGGAGGACAACTGTTTCAGCTGTATTTATTATTTGATTCAGATAAGTGTCGTCATACAAGGCAGATGACACGCCAAGCACAGATCGCAACTGTGATGCTGTAATTATGGTTGGCATGTCATCTCCTTTAAGTCTCCCTAGAGCAACTGCCTGAGATCGGGAGCAACCTCAGGCATGAATTTACTTACTTATTAGGTAAGGTTAAAGCGTCTAACTCCACCGGCAACAAGTGTTTTAACGGCTAGATAACCATATAAACAAGTTTCGATCTCTCCAGTTGTAATGACATTAGTTGAGAGTTGTAGAATTGGACTTTCCATGATTGCAACAGATGATGGCACAACAATAAATGCGCTCTCATCGATTGATGTGGAAACAGCTTTATTTGACACGAATAAATCAAGCCCCATTACATTCCCACGCAAAGATAGTGGTGATGCTTGTCCAGCAGCATTCTGTGGATTAACAGCTGAGAAAATTGGTCGCTTTGTTGTATCTTGTGCGCCAATTAACAATCCCCATTGTGATGTTCCAGCAATGTATCGTGTTGCCAATTCACCAGTTGCAAGATATGCAGCAGGTGTTTCAGTTTTAACGAATGAAACAATTCCGTCAATATCAGCAGCAGTTGCAGTTGCTTGTGTTCCGCCTGATGTTAATTCTGCAATTACAGCTGCCTCAGTTGCCTGAGCATAAACTCGACGCATGTTTTCAAGCATTGCCTGATAAAAGCTAGGGTCAGCTCTATCAAGAATCTCAAAACTGTAGCGTTGCAAACCTTTGTAGGCTTTAACTGTGGCATCAACATAAGAGCTGACAATTCCAGTTTCTGATGGTCCAGCACCTTCGGCTGTTTCTGCAACAGATCCGGAAGTTGTAATTTTTGGAAATGAAACTGTCATTCCTGCTCGTGGCAATGGTCGAGTTCCAATTGCATCGATTGCACCTCTTGCGCCAATTTGTGTATCAATAACAGTTGTTATGAATTGAGTTGGCTTGAATGCAGGGTTGGTTGTAAAACTGTCATCGGCTGCTGTCAGCATTTTTGCATCCTCAGCCTTTGCATGTGCTACCCACTCAGCGCTATCACGATTTCCCATTGATGCTTTGATTGAGTGCTCTAAGAAATGAGCTTGGTTTTTAATTGGTGAGCGTGGCTTTGTATAAGCAACAGGTTGCGTTGCTTGTATTGCCACAGGCTCAGACTTTGTGGCTTCTACCGCTTCGGTGGCGATAGGAGCTGTTTGTGTGTCTGACACTTTGTCCTCCTGTGTTTTTGTTTGCTCCTCAGCGGTTGCTTCGGAATTCTCTGGTGTTTCACTTGCTGCTATATCTGAAACTCTTGCGCTGTCAATAGCCGGTTCAGCGACCAAGCTGACCTCCATGAGCCTTGATGCTTTAACTGTCATTACGCCCTTGTTTGCATCAAAATCATCAACAACTACTCCAACACTAAATCCATCTCTCAAACCCTCAGCTGCTTCAAGCATGCTGTCATCACCGGCAATTGTTCCTGCGATTTTGAATGTTGCGTAAATTCCTTCGGCATCCTCAGATATATCAATCATCTTTCCAATCGGTCTTGTGCGATCATGCTCAAGCAATAATTTGACAGGTTTTGAGAAGTCAATGCTGCCTTTCTTAAATACTGTTGCACCAGCACTTGTCATGCCTTTTTCATCAAATGACACAATTGTGCCGGACATGGTGCGCTTGCGACTATCAGCTGCGGTTAGTGTTATTGGAAAATTGATCTTTAATGTTTTACTCATCGGATCAAGTCCTCCTCCTCTTGTATTTGCTCAATGCTCATTGCACCGATGCGGTTTAGAATTTCATAAACTTGCGCACGCTCTAATGCAGATCCACGCAAGAAATCGTCAATGTCAAATCTGACCTCAACACCATTTGGCACAAAGTCAGACATTGATAGCCTTTGTTCAATTGCAGTTAAGATTGGTCGTAAGGAAAAGTCAATTAATGCTTTTCGCTCAGCTGTCATGTTTGAATAAGTCATGGATGTAGTTTCAGCAGATATGAAACTAGCCGGAATACCAACGGCACGACTGCATTCCAAAGCCAAATACTGGCGGGCTTCATTTAATTGTAATTTAGCCGGATCAAAGCCTAATGCTTGCAATTCTACATCAGCATTTAAGAATGCAGTTGATCGAGTTGCTCGACTTGCTTTCCAACTTTCAAGCAATCTTGTTATGCGCTCTGGAGTTAAATTTGTGCCATTTGATTTAAGCACCATTGTTGGAACTGGCTCTTTGGCATACATCTCAGCTGCTTTTTCTAATTCTTGTGCTGCTCGTATTGTTCGACCGGCACGATTGAGCACACCTTCATCTAAACCATTAAATACGACTAAAGAGTTTAATCCAAATAAGGGTAATTCCTCACCATCAATTCTGTAAAACAAAATTTCCGTTTGGTTAAAATTTAACTGGTAAGTAATGCGATCTGGTGAAATTCTTGTCCATGCTCTTACTCTTGCGCCATCGCTGTCGGAATAACTATCTAGCACCTGACCATAAGCAAAACCTGTAAATAGAATATCCTCAGCAATCCAAGCATAAGTTGCTGATCCGGCAATTCGAGGATCTGGTTGCATTAAAACTCTTGTTGGTCGGATGTGCTCTTTTGTAAAATGATTGTAAGTTTCAATTGGTAATGATCCAACTGTCGAGCAAATTATGTTTCTTGCTCTAGCAACCGCTGGCACAGACATTGCTTGCTCACGAGTTGCAGATTGTGTTCCAAAGAACACGCCACCAATTGCTGCTTGAATGTTGTATGGCGCATAAGATGCAGATACATCTACACCTGCCTGAATTGGTTGATTTGTCCGAAATCTATCTAATAATCCCATTAGCACATAATATACCATAAGTCCTAATTATCCGATTTGTATGTCAATCTCCGTTTCAGGTTGTGTCGCAAAATATGAAACCAATGCTGTTGCGACACTTGCACAAACTGCCACCCTGCTTGCTCTCCTGCCAATAATCCAAGATCCATCTCCATAAGGCAATTTTGCAGCTGACAAGGTTTGTTGTGTTAATTCCTCTTGTCCAGAATGCTGCAACCTGTGTGAGTTAATTGCTCCAAGCCATCTGTCGCAACTTTCGGCATAAATTGCTCCATCCATGTCTGTGATGGGAATACCTGCTGGAACTAACCTGCTTGCTACAGCTGCTGAGGTTCGCTTTGAGTAAGCAACAGTTTGGGTATTGTATTTGCGTGCATAAGGTGCTAGGTCGTTTGCAATAGCCAAATCATTTAAGCTGTAATCATTTGACCAAGTGTGTAGCAGTTGCACATAAAATCTTTCTCCGGATAATCGTTGCGCTGCAACTAAGGCTGCAAATTTTCTGTCTGGTGAGCAATCTAGCCCTAACCAAGTCGGAGCATCGGGATCTAGTTGTATTGGCTGAATCTTGCACATTGCCCACTTTTGCGGGTCAATTGCGCTGTTGATCGTATCAACCCACATTGTCAATAATTCGGTTTTGACAATATCTGGTGGATCATTGATTGCAGCCAAAATGTTATCGGGATGAATGGTAATTCCTAATGATGGATTGGCTTGAGCAAATGCTGACCAGTTAATTTCACCAGACGGAAGGTGAATTGGTGAATCCGGTTCAGCACTCCACTCAAACCAACCAATCGGATCGTTGGTCGTAGCTGATGCCAACGCCCTCTCACGCAATTTGTTAAGGATAATTGAATGCTGATCTCCGGCTGATGAATAAACCCACACTTGCGGATTTTTAGCACTCATCATTGAGTATCGCATTGATGACCAAGCATCCTCATCCTTGTATTCACGCAACTCATCAAGATGAATTGTTTCCGGCTTTGACAAACCTCTTGCTGCATTGTTAGCAGCTTTAACCACAAACCTGCGATTGCCAAACAATTCTATTTCCTCAGCTCCATGTTGCCATCGGATTTTCTTAACCTCTTTTTCAAGTTCCGGATGTGTTTCAATTAAGCCAACAATCTGCCGGAATGTTTCAAGTGAGGTTGTTAGCCTGTGTGCTGATGCAAGCTGTAATCCTTCGCCCCACACAAACATGCCGGTCAAGATCCTGAGCATCATTAATGTGCTCTTGCCATTCTGCCGACTTAGGCAAATCCCTATCTCAGAATGATGCCATCGACCATCCGGCTTTACTTTGTGTCCATTCATTACAACAAACTTTTGCCAATCCATCAGCTGTATGCCCAGTTGTCCGGCAAAGTCAATCATCTCTTGACCTTTAGACGGCAAATCATTGAGTTTGGTGCAAATACGAGGAGTTTGCACACCTCCTAAACTCGATTGAGCGTGATCTAGGCTGATCTCTCCAGTTTGTAAGTTAATCAAATCGATCAAGTCTGATCGTGGCTGATCGAGGTGTTTCGTGGGTTAGAAAGGAACAG